TAAACGCAAAAATCCCCCCGATGCCCGAAGGCAAAGGGGGGATAGTATTATTCTTTATACCATTTTCGAGCATCCCGTTCGGGAACAAGGCCATATTCTCCCTCTTCTGATTCAAATAACCAGATATCTTTATTCAGCCTCTTGGCTCTGCCGATAAAAAGTTTTTCCGAACTGCGGGAAACGGGAACGCTGATATTGAAAAGCCGTGTATCGTGTACGTTCCATAGTTCATCAAGGCCCCTGTAAAAAGGCACCTTTCCCAGCCATGAACCGCTCCAAAACTCCTCTTTGCCTACCTTCCCCATACGATATGCAATTTGGTTGAAGGCTTGGCTTACATCATCCTCCTGGGCAATCAGAATCCTATCGCTACTGGAATCTCCGAACATGTAATAAGGGGATATGGCCTGAACAAAGACGGACATTTCATCCTTTGGAGAAGCAAGGCCAAACTTTTCAAGTTGAGTACGAACACGATCAATCCCCATGGCGCTCTCCTTTTTTGCGAGAGCCTAAACAGAATATTAATTTAAATCAATTTTTTATTTAGAAGGTCAATTTCACCAAAAAGCAGGAAGGCGCTCTTTGCCTCTGCACCATGATGCGTGGTGCAGGTTTAGTGTAACATGCTTGAATTATTATGTAATAATCGTTCAATAGCGGAACGGATTTATCTTACTATAAATACCTGTAATAGTTGGTTTTAGTGTTCAAAATCCGCACCACCTTGCACCATTTTGGTGCAGTCTGGCAATGCCTGTGCCGCGCGGCGCTGGGCGGATAACAGCGCATGGGTATAGAACGCTCCTGTCGTAGTGAGGTCTTTATGCCCGAGTTGTGCGGCAACGGCGGCAAGGTCGACCCCGCCCGCCAGCATTTCTGATGCGGCGATGTGCCGCAGGGCATACATGGGCATGGTTACGCCTGTTTTTTGGCAGGCACGACGCCATGCGCTCTGATAGAACGGTCTACTTATAGCACCATCTTTCCGATTGCGGCAGACAAGCATCTGCCCTTGTGCAATATCAGCCTGATATCGCTGCCATGCTTCTTCAATATACGCATCTGGCATATAGACACGTTTTGTGCTATCAGTTTTTGACATGTACATGGTCACAGTCTTTGTCTTCCAGTCAAAGGCTGACCATTTTAAGCTGAAAAGCTCAGACACTCCGGGGCGGAGGCAAAGAGCGATTGCAGTCCTGGACGCCCATTGGAGCCACGGCGGGAGCGCGGGATAGAGACGTTGAAACTCTTCCAGCGTTCCTGACCGTGGCTTGTGTTTTACGCCGGGGAGTTGCCGGTATTTTGCCCACGGGTTTTCATGGAGCAGGTCGTTTTCCACGCACCAGTTGAGCGCGGCCTTGATCTTGCCCACATAAGCATTGGTACTGGATGGAGACAACCCATCCGCCCGGCAGTTCTCACGGACGGTTTCAAGGTCTCGCCGGGTAAGCGTATCCGCAAATCGAGTTGCGAGAATTTCCGCCGGGCCTGTACGATGAGTACCGTTCTTGCGGTCATGCCCGCAAACGATAAACTCGTATTGCTCTACCGTGTATTCCGCGTGTTCGGTATTTTTCAGATATACCAACACCGCCTCCAACAGAGTAAGGCGTGAGTTTTCGACGTTGTCATACTGGCAGTCCGCATCGAACTGCCGGGCCTCTGCTTCGGAACGGAAAGATCGCTGTTTCCAGCGCCCTCCTGTATCTTTATACTTGACGAGCCATCGCCCGTCACCGCGCTTTGCTACGCTCATGGGCTGTTTTCCTTCTTTGAGCGGCAAAGAACGCCTTCCCTTGTTCGGGAGATAACATGTCACGAGACGATTTTCTAGGGCCTTCGTTCATGCCGAGAACGTCCCCCATACGATTCAGGGATTCACGCGCTTGAAGGTAGAGTGTGCGGAGATGGTTGAGGTCGGCGCTGTTTGCGGTTTGGTTCATGCTCTTCCCCCCGGCAGAGAAATGATTTTTGCCCTGCGACGATTGCCGTCTTCAAGCAATGAAAGCTGACGGCGGATGCCGTACTTATCCATGAAAAAGGCCAGCAATCCAAGCTGGCCCTTCCCGGTAATGATGAAGTCCGTCACTTCGTATTGGATGCAGTCGTCATCCGGGCTGACATGCACGGTCAATTTGAACCATGCCTTGTCGACATATTTCTGTGTGGGCACGTTCCAGTGCTTTTTCTGACGCATGAGGAAGCCATGCTTGCGCAAGTCTCTGAACAGGCGATGTCCGCCCATGTTTTTGACGCCGTGCTGCCTGAGAACCTTTGCAAACTGGTTGACGGTCATGCCGCCCTCCGCGTCGCTGACTGCATCGGCAAACTCGACCTTGGGGGCGTCGGCGAGAATCTGCTGTTCAAGAGCCGTGTTCTTTTTCCCGATGATTTCAAGTGCCTGCGACAGAATTTCTTCGCGGGAAAGAGCGGGGCGGTTTTCGGTGATGGCGCGTTCCATTTCGTTGAAACGGTTGATGTAGGCTTCCTTGACGCGCATGGCTTCGGGTGTGGTGTAGGCCATGGCAACCATCATCAGGCCGTCTTTGGAGAGGATATACATGGGGCGAGGTTTATCCTGTTCATCACGATATTCGGCCAGCTCAAAATTGAGCGCGCTAAATGATTCAGAACACTTAGCTATAGTTTCACGGATATCTCGCAGGACATTTCGGTGATCCTTTCCGAACGCTTCCGCCACTTGCAGAGACGTTACCGCCGGGACTTCCTTTCCGTTGATTGTTTTCAGAGCGACTTCGATGTCCATGATATTCTCCTCTGTTATTGAGGTATAAAAAAAGCCCCGTCACGCGGTGCAATGTCTTCGTAGATCTCCGTGCCTCGCCCCGCCACGGCGGGGTCAAGCGCCTCAAGCTGCCGCGATAACGTGTGTGCTGTCTGCTGGAGCCAGCGCCATTCGTTGCCGTGGGCATAGGCAGGGCAGGTAATGAGGCAATCCCACACAAGCAGCTCGGACGCATAGACATTTGCGGCCCAAGTCAGGAACTTTGTGTCGCCGTCATCCGACCACATGCCGTCGATGGCATCCGCCATGCGGTGAAACATGGCGTCCAGGTCACGGCGCGCGCCAGCGGATAAGGTGCGGGATTTCGTGGTTTTATCTACCGCGGCCTCGCGCCAGCGTTGAACCTTGGCAATCTGCTTTTCCAGCGCACCAAGACCGCGCACGTCGATAACCGACGGGTCAATGCACACGCCGATGGCTGTCAGCGCCTGAACGCAGCGGGTGTGCTGTAGGGCGGCGGCAGGGTCAGTTTTCATGGGAGGACTCCACGGCCTCGCGGGCGGCTTCGCGCCAGTGTTCGGGAGCAGGCGGCGCCATACCGTTTACGTCTTCATCAATATACCCAGTCAGAGGGACACCACAGCCAGCGTTGGCCAGCACAAGAGCCAGCCAGTCGGCTTCTTTCTCCAGCTGTTCCACCTTTTTCCGTAACCGCAGAATTTCGTCGATGTCGGACATGACCACATCGGGAGAGTTGGCGGCGATGTGAGCAGCGTCTTCATCATCGCTCTCGCATATCAAGTGCCCCCAATCTGTCTCAACATAAACGACAGACGTAATCTCACTTTTATCTACTTCCCACGGCCCCGGCGTAGCCTTCCCGGCAAGCGCCCGGCGGGCAAGCAGGGATTCGGTTGTGCGGCTATCTTCTGTCATCGGTTCGTCTCCGGAGGAATGCGGTTTTTGAGGATGTCCAGCCAGCCCCATTGAGGGATATTTTCGCAGGGTACCTTTTCAAAGGGGCATACCCCAATATCCCTCATCAGAATGATGGGGCATGTTCCAGGGTTGTTGCTATACCTGCAAAGTGCCCATAAAAATGTGGCCTGCTCTTTGAGAGACAGACCGTAAAGTTCGTTGTCTGCCATTACTCCTCCGGCTCCGGGATAGGCCCGGCCCATTTTCCAGATATGTGATCAATCTTGTGAATCACATCGGCTGGCTGGCCAAAAAACCGAACATAAATGCCCGTTTCTTTTGTTGATGTCACAACTCTGAATACATGTGCCGGGTGTTTACCCTCGTGGTTTTCCTCATGCCAGTACCACCCCGGCTCTTTCGGCGGTTCATTCGTCCAGCGCAGGCGGCGCGGAAGGGCGTTCCATTGTTTTACGGCGTCATCAGTGCGGTGTCGGGAACTTCCCCGACAAAGGCAATCCCAACACACAACCTGTCCAGGAATTATGTCTACATTTCGTCTTGCCCCACACGCCGGGCACGGCTTCAGCTTTTCAGGCATGCTTCCTCCCAGTCATCAGCAAGAATATCTTCTACCCAAGGGAACCATGGGCAGGCAAAGTCCACATCTCCATTTTTGACACAGTGTTCCAAGACGCCCCCCTCCTCATAGCACCTGATAAACATCCATTTATTCCATGACATTCTGCGGAGGGAGATTTGTTCCTCTCCTGCGTGATATTTGAGGAGTTCAAATAATGTCATGCCCTCTCCATTTCTTTTTCCACGGCAATCCGGGCATGTTTTATGCGGCACGCTTCAAAAAAAGGGCGGCCCTTATCCGGGGAGTTGTTTCGCGGGCAATTTCTGGGATTATCAGGACAAGTCAGGCATGGGGATTTGGCGAGGTATATCGCAACTCTTGCTTCGAACTCTGCGGCATCCTTCCAGTCCTGATTGCCAGCATCATTTTTGCACCATTCAGCGTCGGTCAGCATTTTCCCTCCGCGCGTTGTGTCCGGTCGCGCCCCCGGATGAATCTATTTGGTTACTTCCCGTTGGTTCGTCCGGCTTCGAGAATCGGTAGCCCGGCTTCTGTAGGCACATACACAACTTGAGGCGTCGCGCCTTCTTGCAAGCCCTGAATCCAGAGATAGCGCAGGTATGCCTCGTTCCCTTTCAAACTGTCGCCAATGATTTTATTGGCCTCGGCCACGCCACGGGCTCTTTCAATTTCAGCGTAGGCCCGAAGCTTGGCGCTTTCCTGTTCTGCCTTGGCTTCCTCGATTCTGATCTGCCGGTTTTGGGTGGCACGGGCGAGTTCGGCCGCCCCTTCAAGTTCCTGCTGATATACGGCGTAGCGGGGACAACCCCAAAGCCCAAGAGGCACAAACACGACGAGCAGAATAGCCACAATGGCAGTAAGAGCTGGCATGGTTTTTCCTTTCCGCGTGCAGGATGCGCGGCCCCCGTTGTGGTTACTCCACCCCCGGCATCACCCGCTGGAAGCCGTTTTCCGTCCGCACGGCCAGCAGGTTTCCGGGGTCAATGATTGCCAGGTGTTCCCCTCGGTGGTCTTTCCATCGGGCTAGCCATTGCTCAGGGCGGCAACCGTTGCGCCCCTCAAGCACGGCCTGAATCTCGCGCCTCATGGACAGGGAACGCGCAAGGACGGTCATTCCGGGTTTCAAGAGCATGGCGCACTCCGACAGGCTGTAAACGACGCAATCTGTTCGTCCGGCAAAAGCACAAAATAGCGGTTGCGTCTTTTACAAATAAAAAGGGCGTCTTTTTCGGCGCCCCCTTTGTCTTTATCCCACACTTTGACCTTGTCTCCGAACCCAAATACCTGTCCTGATGGATTTGGGTCATATACGGTGTCGCAGAATTGTTCATTTCCCTCATAGGGGATGCAGTATTTTCTGAAATCTGAACCTGTAGTGGCATAGGGAAAATCTTCAATGCCCGAATAAAAACCGAAAAACGCCGCACGCCATGGCTTATGTATTTCATCCCGTACCAGAACTCGCTGGAAGGGCTTGAATTGTTCGGACATGCGCACTCCTTTGCCCGGCGCGGGCTCGGACTACCGGCGTCGGGCGGTTTGGTTGATTTGGCCGGGCTACGCCGCCGCCCGGCGGGGCTGCTTACCGGATTTGCAGGCTGTAGGTCGTTGCCAGTTCACAGCCCGGAATGGTCTTCCCTGCCTTGAGGTCAGTCTTGATGGCCGTCTTGTCCGGCTCGCGGGAGACTTTCTCGCGCACATATTCAGGCGGCAGACTGTCCACCATTGCGGTGACGGACACGCTCTCGGAGGCGCGCACGGAAAGCGTATAGGAATTGCCCGCGACTTTTTTCAGGTCATGCTCCTGCATGGTGTCCATGTAGCGGCCCTTGAGGTAGGCAACGCGGTTTTCCTTGGTTTTGGCCTTGGCCGCGAGGCGTTTTGATTCCTCTTTCATGGCCTCGGCGCTGGCCGTTTCCAACCGGATAAACTGGGCGAAGCCGTCCACCTTGGCGGCTTCTGCGACGCCAAGTGCATCCAGGTAGTCTTCCATGACCTGCCGCTGTTCATCGGTCAGTTCCTCATCGGGAATGTCCAGCATGGCGGCGATTTCCGCCTGGATGTCTGCAAAGTTCGGCATGTGTTCTCCATCAAAAGGGAATATCCTCAAAGTTTTCGGACGATTCGGGGGTCGACTGGTTCTGTCCGCCGTCGTCCTTGCGGCGGTCAATGAACTGGACGCGCTCGGCACGGATTTCCGTGGTGTAGCGTTTCTGTCCTTGCTGATCCTGCCATTCCCGCGTTTGAAGCTTGCCCTCGACGTAGACAAGGCTTCCCCTGGAGAGGTACTTGCCGCAGTTTTCCGCGGCCTTGTCCCAGACGACGACGCGATGCCATTCCGTCTTGCCCTGCCTGTTACCGTTGCGATCCGTGTAGCTTTCATCCGTGGCGACATTCAGGGACGCGCAGGCCTTGCCGGACTGCGTGTGCCTGATTTCCGGGTCTCTTCCGAGACGACCGATAACCATTGCCTTGTTGAGCATTGCCCCTCCCTAAAAGGATTCATCCTGCGCCGGTTCATGGCAGGCGTTGAGGTAGTCGGACACTTCGGATTTCGTAAGTTCCTTTGAGGACTTCACCTCTCGCCCGAGGAATCCGGAGAGTTCTGCCAGGATAGCGTCACGATCCTTGAATCCGCGCTCTGTCAGCGTGGCCATGAGCGCTTGAAACATTTTTTGCGAAGGCGCATCGGGATTATTCGCTTCCGCCTGTCTGCGAGTCTGCTGGAGGCGCTGTTTCTCCTCCTTCCGGCTTTCGGCCATGGCGGCTTCCCCGTCGTCATCGTCCTGCGCTATGCCCACCATGGCGGCAAGGGCGTAACGGCGGGCGTAGGTGAGGGCGCTGCCCATGCCCTGTACCCCTCCCATACGGTCGGGAGGCAGGGAAATCTCCCCTGCGATCCATTGGCCGGAGTTGTGCATCAGAGTTGTACGGATACGCATGGATTTGTCATCAGGCATGACGGCCTGCACGAACGCCAGACCGTTTTCCGACAGAGGAGCGCGGATGGCATCAATGACGGAAGCGAGGTCGGCATATTTACGGCGTCCGCCTTTCTGCCCCATGTCTGCGGTACTATCCTTCGCTGCAAACGTCATTTTGCCCTGCGCCGTTGCCAAAGCCTTTGCCAGTTCGCCGATTTGTTCACTCTGAAAAGCTGTTTCCATGATTCACCTCAACCGCCGTTCGGCGGGAACATTTGTTGTTTCCATGAGTTCTGCCGTCCGCATGTCATCAGCCGCCGGAATGGACAGGTAAAAAATAAGGGCCAGCGCCATGCAGCAGCCCTTCCAGTTTCGCCACGGGAGGATTTCATCAAGCCACGTCATACGGCGCATCTCTGCGGCTCCGCGAACAGTGTCGCGGGGTGGTCGAGGCCGGGCCTCACGCCGTAGTCATCGCGCGGCGTGGCCGTTTCGATGCTTTCAAGGTACTCATCAGAAGGCAGGAACGCGCAGGTTCCGGCCCCGGTGCAGTCACTCTCGGGGCCTACCAGTGTCACGGCACCGGCCCCCGCGTCGCCGTAGAACTCGGCATGACGGCACAAACGGCGTTCCATGAAGCCGTCGTCCATGGGGATTGCCACTTTTGCCGCTTCCTTCCAGTGCTCACAGTTGGCGCACACCATGTCATCCGGTTCCATCCAGTCTTTCCAGTCATTACGCAACATGGCGGGCTTCCTCCAGGAAAAGTTCGAGTTCGTTCTGAACGGCAAGCCGCCTGTTTTGCGCGGCTTCATAGGCGGCGCGGGTACGGAACACGGCGGCGCATGATTCCTGCCATGCCGCATATGCCTGCATCTCCGCATTTTGCGCAGCCAAAAGCTTCCCTTCCAGCATGATTTCATGATTGGTCATCCGAAACCTCCGTTTCCTGCATGAAAGAGCGCAGGGAATAACCTTTCCATCGGCGCAGGCGGGCCATAACCTCGTCGAAGCGACCTGAGTCACGGTAGACCATACCGCGATAGCTGATCCTGATTTTGAACATGGCCGGGCTTCCAAAAGAAAAGGCGGCCGGAGCCACCTGCTGAAGAATTTCGCTTCATTCCCTCCCCCGGAATCCGGGAGAGGTCGGAAACAAAATTCGGGTACAGGTATTTTATCTCCCCACCTTCCTTTGCCGAAAGCGTCCGGCCCGATAATCTCTCATGATGGAGGCGGTAATGGACCCCGCCCAATACTCTTCCAAAGAATTTGCCGCCTGCTTTTTTGCGGCGGCAAATTCTTTGTTCCTGATTTCGGAAAGTTTTTTGATGTCACTTGCCATAATCCCTTCCTCTTCAAATTCCGCTCCGGTTCCGACGGGGAGCTTCCCCCTTCCCCTCCCGGGGTCAGGCGGGAAGTAAATTCGATTCTTTTACAGGCATCCAAGGGCAGTCGGTATCTATGTAGTAACGATACCCCGAGCAGTAGAGGCTTTCGTCATCGGTTCTCTTCATGACCCGAGTTATGGTTTTACCTTCAAATACGCATCCATAATCATTTATATATGTTACCTTGTCTCCAGTCTTGAACTTCAACGGTTCTCCATTCTCAGGGGCAAATGGATTTGTCGCATCGTGTGATGTGATTATCTCGCGCATTGCCTCATGATGTCCGATACATTTCATAATGATCCCCATCATTTTTCTCCTTTGTAATTTTGCTCCAGTTCAGCCCGTGACATACGCCACGGACTGTCAGAAACAAAATTTCTCTGTTTCACGGGCTGCTCGTTCATGGCGTCCACCCGTGCTGCGCTCTCGTCGCAACCGCCCGCCGCCTTTCGGCCTGCCCTACATTATCGGGCCATTTGTGCGGGTGCCCCTTCCTGCCGGGCCAGCTTTGTCTGCTGCTGCTTCTCCGCCTTCCCCTCCCGTGGTGTGCCTTCCCGCTCCCAAGGGCTTGCGGCTTACTGTTCGGGTACTTCCGGCGTTCCCTCTCTCCGGTTCGCCCCCTGGCGGGCCAGTGCCGCGCCGTTCGGGGTTCCCCGTTGTTCGGTAAGTTCGTTTTACTCAAATGAAAAAACAAAGTCAATAAAATACTTTTCAAATGAGTAAATTAGGCATATAAGAAAATCACGCCGCGAGAGTGGCGTGAGATGGTGTCCCCTGCCGCCGGTCAGCAGACGAAGAGCGGGGCGCGATTTTTGTTGCGTAGTACAAGTGTTTGTGGATGGACGGCTAGAAACGGTGGCATCCACATCCTATCCGAGAACCACGACCCCATGCTCGAAGCGCAGAGACGAGATAGGAGAAGACGCGGGGAAGGCGACGCATCAGTCGGAAAGCTCCTAATCTGTGGCATGATGCTATGACCACAGAGGCCATGAAGCGATGGGCGGCTCCATACCGGAACCACTTATGGTGAAAGGCTTATAGTCACACCCTAAAGGGGAGACTTTGGCCTTTCGCTCAAGGCTCACCACCCGGAAGCCACACAAGCCATGGGAACGAAGATCAGGAGCGAAAGGCAAAAGAAAAGCCCTCCGAAAAGGGCTTGCTTGAAGATGATTGCGTAAAGAGAGTCAGGAAATGTTTTCCAAGCGACGACGGCGGTATCCGTAAACGTACCCTACGCCGCCTCCGCCACCGGCGAAAACGAGATATTTGAGACACTCCAAAAGAAACTGCTCTTTCCCCATCCAGAAGGATGCCATCATGATCGCCAACACAAAACAGCCTGCAATTACCCAATTACGGTTGGATGCCCGACAGAAGGATTGCAGATGCTCTCTTTCCGCCTGGCGATCCCGCTCCTGTGCGGCTAACATCGCCATTGAATAATCAAATTGATGGTTTTCCCGCAACACCAATAATTCCTGCGTCGCTTTATTGTCGGTAGGAACTTCGGCGTTTTGAGCAGTGGGTAGAATATCAGAAGACACGGCGACGATCCTCCTGTTCAAACGCTGGCCGATAGCGGGGGACGTCCAGCTTTACCATGAAACCACCGGGAGTCCCGGTCACTAAGTCCGGAGGGACAAGGCGCGTATTTTGAGGGTCGATGTTTCCCCGTTCCCGTCTTTTAAGGTATTCCTCCGCCGTGATGAACTCTTCCGTTTCTAAAACGGAATCATACGTCATGGTAGTCATGTCATACCTCCTTGTCCGAAACTAATTAACAACGAAAGCCCATTCTGGCAATGAATTTCCTTGTTATTTCTCCCTCATATCCGCCCACGCCCAGATGACGCGCCCGACGATGCAGCGTTCCCAATCGTTGTAATAGTGGCGTTCAAGGCTGTAGACCGCCGGCGGATGTTTCATGGCATTATCGCTGTAAAAAGTGATACGGCTATCCCCGTTGTCTAGGTCTTCCACGGCCACGCGCTTTATCATCCCCGCGCCGTCCGGGTCGAGAACCAGCATCATGTGCCCGGGATGCTGGATATCCCGGTCATCCCTGTCTACCAGCACGATATCCCGAGGGTTGAGCGTAGGCTGCATGGAATCGGAGTGCGGGCCGATTTCCACCGCCAGAAGGTTACGACGATAGCGCACGGCGGGCAGATTGCGATAAACCAGAAACCAGCTCTTGATATCTTCCTGCGGGATATAGCCAGGCCCCGCGCCGACTTCCCCTACCATAGGGGCCGCCAGATAATCCTCCGCCTGGGGAGGCTCATAGGTATCCTCTGCCGCCGGAACGAGCTTGGCATTCACAAAACAGACATCTTTTCCGGCGTCAGTTTTGGGAGTTGAGAAATCTATGCCCAGTTGTTCAAAAACCGGAGACAGGTTTTCAAGATTGGGAACTCGAACACCATCCAGCCATTGACTCAGTGTGACGTTGGCAATTCCGAGAGCTTTTGCTGCACGGCTCCTCACTCCTTTGTGCTCTTTGTCGACATAATTCGTGAGGATGGAGCGCGCTTGTTCTACTAGTTTTTTCATGTGAGTAAACCTATTAAAATTATTGATTATTGTAAATTTCTCAAAAGAAAACTATATACTTGCATAAAAGTATTCAAATGAGTAAAATAACAATATGAAAACAACTCCTTTCCTAAAGAAAAGTTTTGATTGCCGAGGCTGGCGTGTTTCTGCCGTCAGTCGGGAGAGTTCTCTTCCCTACACCACTTTGTGGCAACACTACACTGGAAAAAGAAGAGTCACGGCAGAACAGGCGATGAAATATGAACGTATTCTCGGCATCCCCCGTTCAGAGCTGCGACCTGACATCTGGCCGCCTACGGAAGCCGCGTCCACCACGCGACCCGGAGGGGAGGAGAGGCGCGATGAGTGAGGGCGTTTTTTCTTTCTTCCGTGACCTTAGCGGCCTCATGCTTCTTTTTGCCCTTGTGACGGGCGTGTGGGCATTCCTCATTATGGGTATCGTTGCATTCCTCGATGCATGGTTCGGCATCGATCTGCTGGCCCGGTGGAGGAAGCGGGAATAGCCGTTTCACGGCCAGCATGACCGCTTCATCTTCCGGCATGTCCAGCGGATAGCTCCGCCACAGCACACGGCCCGCGCAGCTAAGGCGGACAAGAAGGCGATTCCGGCGGCGGCTGATATGAGCATGCGCGACAGGCAAATTTTCCATGACATCAATATATCCGGCGCACTGCGTCGAAGGAACGAGAAAAACATGAGTGACATCACGTTTCCGGCGGTAGTCAAGGCCATACAGGAAGCCGCTCAAGCCTACGGCGTGGCAGAGATGGCCGGACAGATGGATATGAAGCCCTCCAGCCTCTACAACGCCCTGAATCCATGGGGAGACAGGACGGCCAAGCTCGGACTTGAGCAGGCGTTGTTCATCATGCGCGAGACCGGAAACACATCGGCTTTCGTGCTGATGGCGGCGGAACTCGGCTTCCGGGTTGTGCCCGTCATTGCTGTTCCTGACCATCAGGACACGCGGGAGGAGATGCTGGATGACAACAACATGCTTACAGATTTCCATGCAGCCATTCGGAATGGCGCCAGTCTGATGGTCGTGCAGGCGAAGGCCGCTGCGGCACACAGGGATATCGACGAAACCGTGGAGCAGTACCGCCGGGAACTGGCGAAGCAGGGGGTACGGGGATGAATGAGCTGAAGATTTTTGAAAAGGCGGAGTTCGGTTCCGTCCGGGTAGTCATGAAGGACGGCGAACCGTGGTTTGTGGCGAAGGACGTGTGCAAGGTTTTGGAGCTTGAAAATGTTGGACAGGCTCTAAGTTGCCTGGATGATGACGAAAAGTCGTCCATTGATCCCAACATCATTACTGCTGATGTTGGCTTTGATGCTCTGATGCAGAAAGCTCATCTTCCCATGCATACAGTAATTCCGGAAGCGGGACGAGGTGGAAGACCGCTTAGTCTCATATCCGAGGCCGGTCTGTATTCCCTTATCCTGCGTTCCCGCAAACCGGAGGCAAAGGAGATCAGGCGTTGGGTAACGCATGACATTCTTCCCTCCATCCGCAGGACGGGCGGCTACCTGCTCGACAAGCCGGACGACACGCCGGAGTCCATTATGGCGCGGGCGGTACTCATTGCGCAGGACACCATCAAACGCCTTGAAAGCCGGAATACGGAGTTTGAGGGCGCGGTGAACGAGATGAAGCCGAAGGCTCTCTTTGCCGACTCCGTGGCGTCGTCTTCGTCTTCCATTCTCGCCGGCCAGCTTACCGCGCTCATCCGTCAGAACGGTGTGGATATCGGCCAGAACCGGCTTTTCGGATGGCTGCGGGAGCATGGCTGGCTGATATCCTCCGGTTCCCGCAGAAATTCCCCCACACAGAAAGGTCTGGACATGGGGCTTTTCGAGGTTAAGGAACGCGCTATCAACAACCCGGACGGCTCCGTGCGGCTGACTCTGACAACAAAAGTTACAGGCAGGGGGCAAATCTATTTCGTCAACAGGTTTGTGGGGGCTGATACGCCATGCTGACTATTAAATGTCAGAGATGCGGCGCACAGGTGCAGGCGAAAATTTCTTCACGCAAATTTTGCGATGACTGCCTCAGGAAGCGCAATGCGGAGAGGATGAGGCAAAGCCGCGTCCATGAACGCCGCATGCCTGCCGATGATTCTCTTTTCTCCCGCGAGTGCCATGACTGCAAGAAGCCGACGACACAGTACCGCTGTCCGCAGTGTCATGAAGAATGGCGAAGAAAGCATGGCGTGCCGGAAGATGCCTGTGGAGAGGACATCTATCTTGGCGCTCAAATGCCTGAGTATTTTCTGTGATGACGGACTGCCGCCACCGCCTGCCGTCGCCGGAGCTTGCCGGGCGCACAACGTGGGAGCAGTTGCGGGAAGACCGGAAAAGATATCCGCACCTGCGGCCCTGCATCAAGGCAGGATGGAACTGGATATACCGCAAAAGCTGCGAGAAATGCGGCGAAGCCATAAGGCGATGAACCTCTGCCGCCAGTGCGCCTATGCCCGGATGCCGGGACGAGAAAAAGGAAATGCCCCGGAGGGGAGTTCCGGGGCAAGGAGAAAAAGGAAAACTTATGAGGTGTTTTGATAGTGAGCGATGAAACTGTAAAAGTCAAGGAAATACATGCGAGTCTGGAAAGGATTCGCCGGATTTCCATGCTCCGTGACAGGGTCGTGGAGCTACTGACGCGGATGATTGAAGCAGAACAGGAATACATCAAGCGTCTGGAAAGAGTATTATCATGAACAGCGATATCCGTCTTGCTGTGGGATTCTGGCAACATCCCAAGACAAAGAAAACCGCGCGAAGGCTTGGCCTTGAAGGCATCCGTTCTCTGCAAATACTGTGGCTCTGGGCGGCGCAGAACCGCGCAAACGGCAATCTTTCCGGCATGGATTGGGAGGATATCGAGCTTGCGGCTGACTGGCAGGGTGAAGAGCGGACTTTTTTTGATCACTGCCTCGGCATGTGGATAGACGAGACGCCGGAAGGCTATGTTTTGCATGACTGGGCTGAACATAATCCGTGGCAGGCGGAAGCTGAGGCCAGAAAGGAGCAGGCACGAGCCAACGCCCTGTCCGGATGGGAAAAACGCAGGGCCGCAAAGCAGGCGCATGAGCGTGGCAATGCGGACGGCAATGCCGATTCCATGCAACCGCAATGCGAAAATGATGCAGCCGCAATGCCGTCGCATGATTCCGGCAATGCTCCTTTCCTTACCTCTCCTGGTATTAATATTAACACTCTCACTTCGTTCGAGTGTTTGTCCCCGCCGGACGGCGGCGACGCCCCCCAGCCTGTCGAAAAGAATGTCCCGGAAGCGCCGGAACCACCCGAGGCGAAAGCTCCCGCCTGCCCCTATGAAGAAATCCGCGCCCTGTACCATGAAATCCTGCCGGAACATCCGCGGGTTGAAATCGTGAACGAGAAACGGCGACGCTCCATGAAGGCACGATGGGCGGATATAGGCAAGCGCCTCAAGGCCAAGAGACAGCGCGACGGCCCGGAAGAACGGCTTGCATACCTGCGGCGTTTTTTCGGGCGGGCGTCGGAATCGGATTTTCTGACCGGGAAAAGGGCATTCCGTGACGGTTCGGTGTACATCGCGGATTTTGACAAGCTCATGAGCCCGGGCGGCTTTGCGGGCGTGATTGAAGGCAAGTACGACAATCGGGAGCGGTGGTAATGGCAAGGCACTACATGAGCGAAGAACGCCAGAACCTTGAGCGTAACCTTGTGGGCGGCTTTCTCGGCTGCTGCGAGCGGGAACCGGAGCTGGCCGGGGATGCTCTGGCTCTGGTGGGCGGCAATGCGGTGAAATCCTGCGAACTGGCGGATATCTGGCAGGCCGTGGAGTCGCTGCACAGGGACGGGATGAAAGTTGACCTCGTCAGCGTGTTCAACGTGCTTCATCAGCGCTGGCTGAACGGCAAGAGCGCGGAGATTAATGCGGGGACGCTGGCCGAACTGTCAGCCTGTGTCTTTGCCCATCGGGACGCCGTGCTGTTTCACGCGGAAGCCCTGAACGCCATGAATCGCAGGGAGGCTCTGAACCGCGTACTGACCGCTGCCGCCGGGGAGTGCCTGATTCATGGAGCCGACCCGGACGGCATAGCGGCGAAGGCCATAGCGACGATTGAAGGCGTGAGGACGCCGCAGACGGCGGAAACGCTGGACGGACTGCTGGACGGCATTCTGGCCGATGTGGAGAGCGGGGACGGAGCAGGGCCGCTCCCGACGCCCTGGACGAACCTGAACAACGTGCTCAAGGGCGGCACGGCCCCGGGCGAACTGGTGGTGCTGGCGGGGCGGCCCGGTCTCGGCAAGACGGCCTTTGCGGGCTGCATGGCCGTGGAAACGGCGCGAAGCGTGGGGCCTGTGCTGTTCGTTTCCTGCGAGGTTCGGGACAGGACCATCGGCGCGCGCCTGCTGGCGCGTGAGGGGAAGATAGACAACAGGGCCTTCCGGCAGGGACTGGACAGGGCGGCAGGCCAGTTGCCGAAGATGCTGCGGGCGCGGGAGAGCCTGGCCGGAGTGCCGCTGAAAATCGTGGACAGTTCCAGCCGTGTGGTGCGCCCGGCGGAAGTGCGGAAGCTTGCCCGGCGGATGAAGGACGGCCCGGCGCTGGTGGTCGTGGATTATTTGCAGCTCATGTACCCGGATGAGAAATGCAATTCGCGCGAGCAGGAAATCGCGGGCATGAGTCGGGCCATGAAACGTCTGGCCGTGGAGCTGAATTGCCCGGTATGGCTGCTTTCCCAGCTCAACCGGAAGGTGGAGGACGGAGGACGCAAGCCGGAGCTGTCCGATCTGCGGGAGTCCGGAGCGGTGGAGCAGGACGCGGATATCGTCATGATGCTGCACACCGAGCGCAAGAACCAGAGTCTAACCAGAACGCCGGTGGAAGTGTTGGTTCGTAAGGGACGGAGCAGCGGCACCGGGACGGCGTACATGATTTTCGACAAGCCGTATGCGGATTTCACCGTGGACGAGCGCGGTGAAAGCTGGCGGGATAGTTTCAGACAAGCTCGGCGGGCGACCGATGACTTGTGACAGTTGCCCTGACGAGGCAGTCGGCGGCCCCATGGCCTGCCAACTGTGCGGGAGGAAAAACGTGAAGACGGTATGTGCCGATGAACACGCGGAACAAGTGGCCCTGTGTGACTGGTGGAGGCCCTATGCGCGGACGCATGGCATTCCGGAGGGCTTGCTGTTCGCCATACCCAACGGCGGCCGGCGGGACAAGACAACCGGGGCGCGGCTCAAGGCCGAGGGCGTGCGGGCCGGGGTTCCGGACATGTTTCTGGCTGTGCCCCGACAAAACGCGCCGGGGTTGTTTCTGGAACTCAAAAAGCAGAAAGGCGGGCGTGTGTCCGAAAATCAGAAAACCATGCACGAGGCGTTGTCGCAGGCGGGCTATCCGGTGTGTATCTGCCGGGGTTGGGGTGAAGCGAAACGGGCGATTGAAGACTACATCGGGGTGAACTCATGATTGAGCGCGGCGCGGTTCTTGACGAGGCAAAGGCGGCTCATCAACGGGGAACGGCAGAACCAGTACGGAAACCCCGAGGATAGTTTTCGTCTGATTGCGGCGTTCTGGTCTTCCTATCTCGGCATTGCCGTTTCCCCCCGGCAGGCGGCGGAGATGATGGTTCTGTTCAAAATCGCCCGCCAAAAGACAGGCAAAGGCAAGCGGGACAATTTTGTGGACATGTGCGGCTATGCCGCGCTGGCCGCTGATATGGCGGAAGGGGAGCAGGCATGAACTACTGGACGGCGGCAAAGATGATCGGCGGGGGAAATGTCCCGCGCGGCATGAAGACCATCCGGGCGCTCGCCCTGGGCTGCAAGCTGGCACGGAAAAAACACCATGTGTTCGCTGAAGGAAAATATCAGGCGCTCGGCGTCATCGGAGAGGAGTTCCGGGAACTGGAACATGCGGTGCTCCACGAAAGCGAAGAGCGGCAGAAGGACGAAGCGCTGGACGTGGCAATCACAGCGATCCGTTTCGTGCAAGAGGAACACCGGCATGGAGCGTGATGATCCGCGTCGCTGCCCTGTCTGCGGGGAAAGGGGGAAACGCTATAACCGGAACACCCGCTATGACGGTTTCGGCATCCGCATAGGCTACCGCTGCCCGAAGTGCGGGGCCGAATGGGATACGAAGCTGCGGCGCGTGGGCAAGGCAAAAAATCCGTGTTCCGTGGATTAAGATTACACAGTGTAATGTGCGGGGCTTGATCCTCCTCCCCTGACATGCGCTACACTCCCGGCAAAACCGGGAGTTTTTTTATGGCCGAGGCCATTGAACACAATGAGATTTTCCTGAACCGGCTCATGCGGCATGAAGGCGCGAAGCGTGCGCCGGACGGTTCGCATGTCGCCTATCGCTGTCCCGCCGGGGCGCTGACCATCGGGTACGGGCACAATCTGGACGCCAACCCCATCGAGGGGCTGGACGCGCTTTCCGTCATTTCCGAGGCGCGGGCGCGGGAAATCCTGATTGCGGATGCAGACGTGTTTGCCGCCGCGCTGGATAAGGAGATCCCGTGGTGGCGCAGGCTCAATGCGCCGCGTCAGGCTGCGCTGCTGGACATGGCCTTCAACATGGGCGTGGGGGGATTGATGAGCTTTCGCCGCACGCTCCGGGCCGTGCGGGAACAGCGCTGGAAGGACGCCCGCGACGGCATGCTGGCCTCGAAGTGGGCCGGGCAGGTCGGGCGGCGCGCGAGCGAGCTTGCGGAACAGATGATGACCGGCGAATGGCCGGAAGAATGAGGTGAGGCATGGAACAGTTTGTCAATGACATTTTCGGTTCCTGGGCGGGGGTTGTCTTGGCCGCAATGGGGCTTTGCGCCGCTGTCTGCGCCCTGCTCCCCGCGCCTGCGGAAGATTCCAACGCCGTCTACAGGGTCGTCTACAAGATTCTGAACTGGATAGCCATGAACATTGGCAAGGCCGAAAACGCCGACGACGCCGCGCAGGCGCAGAAGAAGGCGTGATGTGGGCGGCTGGCGGAACATGCTTGCGGCGGCTCTGCGGGCTTTTGCGGCGCTCCTGCAATATCTGCGGGCGCGCCGTGCTGCCGCTTTCCGCGCTCGCGCTGCTGCTGACGGTTCCGGGGTGCTGCTCGACCAGCTCAATCCCGGACATGCCGGCACTGCCGGTGCTGACCAGTCTGCAACGTCTGACGCTCGACGGAACTCCGGGCGTGTGGATGGATGACGCCGACGCCGGACGGCTGGCCGTGTGGATTCACGATGCGACGGGGACAAACTGATGCGAGGCGCGAACGTGGATATATCGCCGAACGGCTTGCGGGAAGCGCAGGAATATTCGTCTGTCCTTTCCAACCTTTTTCCGATCATGGTTGTGGGCGGCGTTGCCGCGCTGGTCCTGAATCTCAGGCGTTCCTATTACGAGCGGACCTGGGCGCAGCGCATAGGCTCGCTTGCCGTCGCCGCCGTCACAGGCTGCGTCTCCGCCTCTGTCGCTGTTCTGGCTGTTCCCATGCTGTTCCCCGGCAGTTCCGCCGAGATGCATCTTCTTGTGGCCGCTCTCGGCGCAAGCTGCGGACAGAAGACGTTTGACGTGCTGATGCGCCGCGTCCTTGGCCTTTCCGTGGTCGACTTCCGCAAGCCGGAAGAACTTCGCGGCATGATGACCCCGGAAGAACGCTGTCAGCATGTCGAGCAGTGCCCGTTTCACCACGAACACGAAGAACGTGAAGAACGGGCAAAAAACGGAAGAAAGTAGAAAGTATTGCAAGAGAATCACGCGGCGGCAGGCCCCCCGGCCGCCGATCGCCCGCGGCAGCGGGGTAACGGGTGAACGGTCGCCTTGGAATGGGTCACGCATATCGTCGCCGGAGCGTGGCCGCCCTTCGCGGGGAAACGGGCGGGACAGCATGGCAGGGCCGGAATTTCGCGTGATGTACTGCCTGGGTGCCTCTTTCGGGGGGCTTGTTATCGGAACGGGCAAACACGGATGAGACCATGTCGGGATTGACGGAAGATCATATTGCAAGCGTGCTTGCGCATATCAGCAGCGGCCGGAGTGTGCGGAAATCGTGCGAACTGGTGGGCGTGCCCGTGCCTACGTTTTTGAAAAACGTGGATGGTGATCAGTACGCGCGCGCGAGAGATGCGCAGGCAGATGCACATTTCGACGAAATGACGGAGCTTGAGGAGCAGTGCCGGTCTGGCGAGCTGGACCCGGCGGCGTTCCGTGCGCTGCTGGATTCTCGAAAATGGCGGCTGGCCCGTATGCGTCCCAAAATTTACGGCGACAAGTCCACCGTGGACATGACCAGTTCCGACGGCTCCATGACGCAGGGACCCGCCGTGGTCATCGACTTTTCCGGCATGTCTCCGGACGACATTGCCGCGGCCGCCCGTGCCGCGTTCAAGGGAGAGTGAGTCCCATGCGGCCCCTGAACCCCGAACATCTCTCCGCCCTGCGGCGGGAACTGGCACGGCAGAGCCTGATAGGCTTTGTGTATGCCGTCAGGCCGGATTACCTCATGGGCTGGGTGCATCAGGAGATATGCGCTGAACTCGACGCCTTTCTCGCCGCCGCGGCCGCCGGGCAATCCCCCCGCCTCATGCTCTGCATGCCTCCCCGCCACGGCAAGTCGGAACTGGCGTCCCGCCTTTTTCCCGCCTATGCGTTCGGGCGTTATCCCGATATGTCCATCATCGGCACGTCCTACAGCGCCGACCTTTCCAGCCGCTTCAACCGGGATATCCAGCGCATCATCGAACAGCCGGAATATCGGGCCGTCTTTCCCCGCACCACGCTTTCCGCCAAAAATACTCGTACGGTTGCCTCCGGTAACTACCTGCGCAATTCCGACCTTTTTGAAATCATCGGCCACAAGGGCAGTTATCGCAGCGCGGGCGTTGGCGGCGGCATCACCGGCATGGGGGGCGATATCCTGATCATCGACGACCCGTTCAAGGACCGCGCCGAGGCCGATAGCCCCACCATCCGCCGCAAGGTATGGGACTGGTACACCTCCACGCTGTACACCCGTCTCGCGCCGGGCGGCGGCATTCTGCTCATCAATACCCGCTGGCACATGGATGACCTTTCCGGGCGTCTGCTCGAAGCGGAACGGCGAGGGGAAGGAGATGCGTGGCGCGTGGTGAATTTCCCGGCCATTGCCACGGAGGACGAACCTCACCGGAAGTGCGGTGAAGCCCTGCATCCCGAGCGCTACCCGCTGGAGCAGCTCGAAGGCATCCGCCGGGCTGTCGGTGCGCGGGAATGGGAAGCCCTTTACCAGCAGCACCCCACGCCGGACGGCGGCAGTATCTTCAGGGCCGAATGGCTGCGCTTCTGGTATCCCAAAGACCTGCCCCTCCGCTTTGAAAAGCTTGTGCTGTCATGGGACATGACCTTCAAGGAAGGCGACGATACCGACTACGTTGTGGGGCAGGCGTGGGGGAAGTCCGGCGCGGATTTCTACCTGCTGGATCAGGTTCGCCGGCGCATGGGCTTCACGGAAACGCTTGCCGCCTTCCGCGCCCTGGCCGACAAATGGCCCGGCGCGACTCGCAAACTGGTGGAAGACAAGGCCAACGGCCCGGCGGTCATCGACAGTCTGCGCAACCATGTTTCCGGGATTGTTCCCGTGGAGCCGGACGGCAGCAAGACCGCCCGCGCCCATGCCGTCACCACGTTCTTTGAAGCAGGGAACGTCCATATCCCTCATCCCTCCCATTGCCCGTGGGCGGCAGAATACATTGCGGAATTGACGCAGTTCCCCGCCGCCGCCCATGACGACCAGGTGGACGCCACCACGCAGGCATTGCGGGACATGCAGTCACACCGGGGACTGAATATTGACCCCCGGATTCTGAACCGGACCGCTGCGGGCAGGAGAGTCGCATGAGCAGCCGCAATTCCTCCCCCCGCCGCATGAACCTTTCGCCTGATGTGCGCGGCAGGCCGGCGCGGCCCCATATCCCCACGGAAGACGAAATCCGGGCCATGTTCGGTCCGGCCCGAACGCTCGGCGCGCCGGAAGACGCCTGCATTGCCATGGACAACCGGCTTGCGTCCAGCGGCGTTTATACCCTGCTCCAGCATACGTTTGAAACGGGCATGGCTCCGGCTGCGCAGTTCATGGGCTACGGCGCACTCCAGAACATCGCCCAGAACGGACTCATCCGTGCCTGCATCGAAACCGTGGCCGACGACATGACCCGCGCATGGATCGGGCTGAAACGGGAAGGTGCCGGCCCCCGCACGGGTGAAGATGATGAACTGCTGACCGAACTGGCCCATGCGGCGGATTCGCTCGAGCTGCAGAGGATTTTCCATGAAGCCGTCGAACTTGTGGGCTACGAGGGCGGAGCCTTTATCTTCATCGACACCGGCGTATCGGGCGACGCGCTGCTCACCCCCCTGCATATGGGCGCGTATTCGGCGGAACTGCGGCCCGGCGGCATCCTGCGCTTTGTCGTGATCGACCCGGTGAACGTCTTTCCCGGCGACTACAACAGTCTGTCACCGCTGTCGCCCGATTATTTCCGTCCGCGCTGGTGGTGGGTGCTGGGACAACGCGTCCACGCCTCCCGCCTCATCCGCCTCACTGCCAACGAGGTTCCGGTGCTGCTCAAGCCCGCGTACAATTTTCTGGGCATCCCGCAGGCGCAGATATTGTGGGATTATGTTCTGCATTTCCAGGAATGCCGTGCCGCAGAGGCCCGTCTGCTGACCAAGTTTTCGATGACCGTGTTCAAGACCAGCATGGCCGATATCCTGTTTTCCGCAGGCGGCACGGCGACGCTGGACGCGCGTATGCGGTACATGATTCAGACCATGAACAATGATGGGGTGCTGGCCGTGGACAAGGAGGCCGAGGACGTCATCAAGCTGGAAACGCCGCTCTCCGGCGTGACGGACATCGTGCGCCAGTCGCTTGAGATTCTTGCGGCTCTGAACCGCACTCCGGCGGTCAAGCTGCTCGGTATCAGCCCGTCCGGCTTCAATGCCACGGGGGAGAGCGACATCCGCAATTATTACGACCACATCACCAGCCAGCAGGAAAAGGTGCTGCGGAACGGCATGCGAACCGTCCTCGACTGCATGCAGCTTCACCTGCGCGGCGAAATCGATCCGTCCGTCACCTTCGACTTTGCGCCGCTGGGTGAGGAGGACAGGGCGGCGCTGGCGACGATGCAGAAGACGAAAGCCGACACCATCGCCGTCTATCTTGACCGCGACATCATCAGTCCGGAAGAAGCCCGCAAGGCTTTGGCGGATGACCCGGACAGCGGCTTTGCCGATATCGACCCGGAGGCGGTGCCGGAAGGCAATGGAATGCCGGATGAACTGCCGGGTGAAGCCGGAGCGGAACTGGACGATGTGGACAAGGCGGGGGCCGTGTACGATGCGGCGCCGGATTTCACCAACGACGCCGAAATCTGGCGCACGGCCCGCAACGGCAAAAAATACCAGATCGATACCGAAAGCGGCGAAATCACCAAGGGGAATCTGAGACAGAAAAGCTGGGATTCGCCTGCCGAACAGAATGCCCGGCGGGACAAGGTGGAAGACGCCATGCGCGAGATCGCCAACGGCAAGACGGAAGCAACCGTTCCGGGTCTGCGCAATGACCTTGCCCAGTACGGCGGCACCAATGACGTGACCATCATCAGGGGCGATGAGAAAAAAGGGCTGATCCACATTAAGGAACGCCACGGCATGGCGAGTATCGCCCCGGTGCTGGAAGCGGTCGCCAATGGAAAGATTACCAGATGTTCACGAGGGAATAAGACCGTTGCTATCCAGAAAGACGGCTACGAAGCCATTCTATCCCTTGAAGAACACGGGAAGCAGAAGACTTGGCTGTTAACGGGATATGGAATTCTGGATGATAGAAAGAAAGTTCCCACGGGTGACAGCGGCAAGGTTTGTACAAGACACGCTTCTACGCACACCGGGCCTACGTCTAGTCGTCCCGGCATGGGAGCCGTGAGTTCTTTCAGCCAAAAAATAGGGCAACTGCTGGAAAAGTCAAATCTAGGGAGTGCTGATACCGGCAAGGAAGGACAGGCATGACACTTCGTCGCACGCACCGGAACAGGAGGCTGAATTCTCCGGGTTACATACCGGCTGATGTTTTTAACATAAAATCGCCCGCCGTCCTTGTCAATGTACACAGCCGCCGACTTGCCGCAGCAGAGGTGTGTCTCCATGGCTAAAATCCTCCGCGCCGTCAAACCAAACGCGGGTATCCGCGCCAGATACCGCCGCAGGCTGGAAGCCATGATCGACGACATGAACCGCTCCGTCGTCTGGTGGCTGCGGGCCGAATACCGCCGCGAAGAAAACCGCATCGCCCAGGACGCCTCCCCGGCTGCGGCGCTGGGCAAACGTATCCAGACGCTGTTCCGGTACTGGATGCGGCGTTGGCAAAATAAACTGGAAGACTTCGCCCGCGACTTTGTCCATTCCACGGAACGCAAAACCCGCAACAGCATAAAGCAGGCGCTGAAGGACGCGGGGTTCACGGTGCGCATGGATCCGGCCCGGGCGGAAAACGACGTGACGGCGGCCCTTATCCGTGAAAACGTGGCCCTCATCAAATCCATTCCCGAACACTACTTCACCGAAGTGACCGGTCTGGTCATGCGTTCGGCAAGTCGTGGCCGCGATGTGAAATTTCTGGAGGATGAACTTGCCAAACGCTACGCCATCACCAAACGCCGCGCCAAGCTCATCGTCCGCGACCAGTCCAACAAGGCCACGCAGGCCATACGCAGCATTGAAGCAAAGGAACTTGGTATTACCGAGGGCGTCTGGGTGCATGTGCCGGGCGCAAAGTCCAGCCGCAAGACGCACATGCAGATGAACGGCAAACGCTTCCGGCTGGATGAGGGGCTGTATGATTCCGCTGTGGGACGCAAGGTGCTTCCCGGTGAACTCGTGGCCTGCAACTGCACCTTTCGGGCCGTAATTCCCGAGTTTGGAGACTGAATATGTTTGTATCGAAAGAGGAATGGAGATTCACAAGATTGGAACGGCGCGTGGATGAACTCGAATATCGGCTGGCCATGTCGGAGATGAAAAATTGGCGTGAGAAGATGGGTAACACTCCGCCTCCGCCGACGCTTGTTACAGCCATTTCCGATTTTGAAAATCGTTACAGCAAGATTGATTGCCGACGAGTCTCGGCAGGAATGGGGTATTGACGATGACCGTTCCCCACACCTTGACCTTTGACGCCTCTCCCAGTGCCCGCAGCACGGATGAGAACGGTTTTCTGCACGTCGCCTCGTCCCATATCACCAAGGCAACGGTGAATCCCTATTACGGGCGTGAAATTCCGGGCTGGCGGGAGGCCGGGCTTGACCCGGAGGCCGTCTATTACGGTTTCCGTGACCCTGAGGAGTTGAAGAAATCTCTGTCCACATGGCAGGGCCTGCCCCTGCACATTGAACATCATGTGGACAGCGCCGAGGAACCGGCCAGACTCACGCGCGTTGGGGCAGTCGGCAGGGCGGACTGGAACGCGCCCTATGTGGATGCGCCTTTGACCGTGTGGGACGGCGAGGCCATAGCCGCCATCGAAGACGGCTCCTTCCGCGAGCTTTCCTGCGCGTACCGCTACGACCCTGATTTTACGCCGGGCCGGTATGAGGGCGTGGAGTATGACTTCATCATGCGCAACATCCGGGGCAATCATGTCGCGCTGGTGGAAGAGGGCCGTGCCGGGCCGGACGTGGTGGTGGCGGACGGCGCGCTGGACGCCCGCGACACCGCCTTTGAGGAAAGCAAACACCCGCGCGACAAAAGCGGCAGATTCGGCAAGGGAAGAGGGGAAAGCAGCGGCGAGCGGGGCGTTTCCTCCGGTACGGAAATTTCCCTGACCGGCAATGAACTCGGCAGCTACCGCGACGTGAAGGAACTGCGGCAAAAGGCCGTGGACTACTACAAGGAACATTTGCAGGGCAAACCGGCTCATCGGGATGATATCGGAGAAATACGTTTCACTCGCAAGGGTATGGAGAAGTCAAGAAGCTTCAGCGGTAACCCGGATAAACTTCTTATGTTCCCGGCGATTCGCGACATTATTGAAACCGGGAAACTGGGCAGGGAAGAGGCGATAGACCATTCAAGAAATGACGATATTGTGGCTTTTATCCCCATTTCAAGCACGGTGAATTTCAAAGGCAAGCCCAGAGAAGTTGAACTGCTTTTGGGAAAAGACCGGAATGGCAATCTTTATTATGATTTGTTCCTTGAAAAGAGACAGAAAAAAGAATCCCCGGCCAGTGGCGTAGGGAACAAACCTACGGTTGGCGGGGATTCCACGGGTTTTCAACCCGCTGTTGACCTCAATATAGCCATCAAACCCGTCCGCGTCAATCCTCAACCCGACGCGGACACAACCCGAAACCCCAAACTCATCCAGGGAGCATTCATGGGCAAACTCAAACGCTGGTTCCGGGGCGCGCAGGACGACAACCCCGAAATCGAAAAACAGGAAGTGGAACTGGCGCAGGCCATCATTGACCTGCACAAGGTCGACCCCGTCACGGGCGAGATTGTGGACATCACGGAAGACGAGGACAAGGCCGAGGAAATCCGCAGGCTCATTGGGGAACTGTCCGCCAAACTGGACCCGCAGGAAGTCAAAAAACTCACCGATTCCCTGACTGACCTTGCCTATTCCAGGGCCACCGGTGACGAAAGGAAAACCGACGCCATGGACGAGGAAATGAAAAAAGCCATGGATAAATGCGGCCTTGATGCGGAAGACCCCACCGCGTCGCAGGCATTCGCGGAAGGCGTCAAGTACGGCGAGGAACTGGAGCGCAATCCCGAAGAACGCCGCCGTCTGGATCGTGAACACGAGTCCGAGGGCATGAAAAAGGCCATGGATGCCTGCGGGCTGGATGCCGAAAATCCGGCGGAATCCCGTGCGTTCGCTGAGGGGGTAAAATATGGCGAGGAACTGATCCGGAACCCGGAGGAACGCCGCAAGCTCGACCGCGAACATGAAGCGGCAGGTATGAAGAAGGCCATGGGCAAAGACGAGGACAAGAACGCGGCCATTACCCGAATTCTGGACGACGTGCCCGATCTGACACCCGAACAGCGCAAAAGGCTTTTCGACTCCCTGCAAGACCTGGCGTATTCCCCGGCCACCGGAGACGCTGACCCCTCCGAAGTGAAGACCGCGCAGGACAGGGCTTTTCGGTCCCCGCGCCATCTCACCGCCATGGATGCGGCCCGCATCAAGGCTTCCGCCATCGCGGAGGCTCAGGACCACATGCGCGGGTTGCATCAGGCCGTGCGCGACGTGCGCGGGCTGGTGGGCGACCTTGATCCGTTGTCCTTCGACTCGGCTTCAGATGTGTACGGCTACGCGCTGAAACAGAGCGGCATAGACCCGCGCAGATATCCCCGGCAGGCATGGCGCGGCATGATCGACATGCTGCGGGCGGGAAAGACGGCGGAACTTTCCGGCGGCATGGCTCGTGATGCCGCGCCCGCCAGACTCGACGGCAAATTCGCCGGACTCAACAATATTTCTCTTGCAGACTAGGAGGCAGTATGCCCTTGCAGAAACAGGTCAATCTGTACCGTGTTCCCGGCGTGGCCGGGGACAAGGCCACACCCGACCAGAGTGTCTACACGCCGTTCAATCCTCTTGCGGCCAAATCCCTGCCCGTCGGCAGCTTCGTCTTCCCCGTGGTGTCATCCGACGTCATCGACAATACGCAGGCCACCAATGTGGCGGGCGAGGCCACGGAAGTTCTGGGTTTTGTGGAGCGCGTCATCAACTACGTCAATCATGACATTTTTTCTGACGGCACGCTTGACGTGCCCGAGGGTTCGGCGCTGACCGTAGCCGTACGCGGCGACTACTGGGCCGTGTCCACAACCAGGGCCACAGTGGGGCAGAAGGTGCTGGCCTCTACCGCCGACGGCTCCATCAGCACCGGGACTCCCGACGGCACGCACCTTGATACCGGGTGGACGGTCAAGACACCCGGTGAAATCGGCGAACCGATCATCATCAGCAACTGGGGGGCCATGGCCGTGTCCGGTTCGGGCGGCGGCAGCGACACCAGCAACCTGATGAACAAGGATTTCAGCAATGCCACCGGCGCGCTTGGCGTAGCCAATGGCGGAACCGGGGCCACCACTGCGGAACAGGCCCGTACCAATCTCGGCGCGGCTGCGGCCGGAGCCTAGGAGGAATCATGAAACCTACTTTTGAACAGGCCGCGCAGTACGGCTTTGTCTTCCCGAATGCGCGCATGTGGCTTTCGCCGGAGAACCGGGCGCGCATCGCGGAGGACGCCGCGCTCGTCACCACGCCCAATACCACCGTCCCGGCGGAACTGCTGGCGTATATCGACCCCATGGTCATTGAAATCATGACTGCGCCCCGCCGCGCCCGGGAAATCTTCGGAGAGGAGAAAAAGGGCGACTGGACGACGCCCTATGCCAAGTGGCGCGCGGACGAAATGACCGGACGCACCGAGCCGTACAGCGACTATGCCAACGGCACCACGTCCGGCGTCAACTCCGAATGGCAGACACGCCCGCAGTATATCTTCCAGACATCCATCACCTACGGCGATCTGGAAGTCGCCATGTCCAGCGCGGCCAAGGTCAACCTTGCAGCCTCCAAGCAGCGCGCGGCGGCCAATGTCATCGACATCGACCAGAACCGTTTCTACCTGCTGGGCGTTGCGGGCAAGGAAATCTACGGCATCCTCAACGACCCCAATCTGCCCGACGCCATCACCGCGGGAGCCACGGGCACGGGCAGCAGTACCAAATGGGCGGACAAGACCACCACGCAGATATACAACGATATCCTTGCGCTGTTTGCCGAACTTTCGAGCCAGTCCAGCGGACTGATTGACCGCGATACGCCGCTCAAGCTGTGCCTGTCGCCGGAAATGGCCGTCCGTCTGGGCGCGGCCACGGATTTCAACGTGTCCGTGCTGGACATGCTGACCCGCTATTTCAGCAATATCAGCATCGTCACCGTGCCTGAACTGCACAGCATGACCGCGGGGGAAACCGTGTTTCTCATCGCGCCGGAAGTCAACGGCCAGAAGTCCGGCCTGCTGGCGTTCGGAGAAAAGATCCGCGCCCTGCGCGTCATTCCCGACATGTCCAGCTTCCGGCAGAAGTATGTCGGCACCACCTATGGCGGCATCGTGCTGATGCCCTTCGCCTTCGCCCAGATGACGGGCATGTAGTCCACAACCCGGCGGGAACCCCCCGCCGGAAATCAGGAGCCAGCATGGCACGCAGAAAAGAAACCTCCGCCGCGGCAAAATCCGCGCAGACCGGCGCGGAACAGTCCCTCCGGGCTGATACCGTCATTGTCGCGCTCAACCGCGCCTCCGGGATTGCCTTCGGCATGCCGGACGGCCGCCGGGTGCATGTGGCGGGCAGCGCCGCTCACCTGCGGGGAAAGGAAAAGGGCATCCTGCCCGTGGGAGCCTTCGGCCTGACCGAAATCAGCGCGGACGACTGGTCGTATATCGAAAAAACCTACGGCCCGCACATGGAAATATTCAGGAACGGCCTGATTTTCGCGCAGGCGCGCAAGGCCGATGCGCAGGATGCAGCGAACGAGCGGGCTGAACTTCGGCATGGTCTGGAACCGGTGGATGTGGAATCCGACGGGAACGGCGCCAAGACCACGCCCTTTGACGGCACAGGAGCCTGAACATGGCGGTGGTGGAGTTCGATCCGGCGGCCTTCCGCGAGGCGTATCCCCGCTTCACGGCGGAACTGATATCCGATGCGCAGCTTCAGCAGGCTTTCGACCTCGCCTGTCTGCTGCTGGACAATACGGATGCCTCCTTGGTGCCCTATGACCCGGAGCATGGCATCCTGATCCGCCGGACGCTGCTGTGGCTGCTGGTCTGTCACCTGGCGACCATGGCCCTGTGGCCCGCCGGACAGAGCGGCCCGCTGTCGTCCGCCACGGAGGGCAGCGTCAGCGTGTCGTTCTCCATCCCGCAGAACATCGGCAAGGCGTTCTACAGCCAGACCCCGTGCGGGCAGGCGTTCTGGCAGGCCGTCCAGCCGTATGCGGCGGGCGGGAGGTACTACGCCGTGCGCCACTGGCATCCGTGGGGGTAGAAGCATGAGCGCAACCCTGAAAGGCGGTGACCGTCTGTTTCGCAGACTTCAAGAGATGGCACAGGCGCAAGGAAAAGTGCGGGCGGGCATTCTGGAGAACGCCACCAACCACGAAACGGGCGAACCCATCGCTCTTTATGCGGTTATGAACGAGTTCGGAGGCGTGATTAATATTCCCGCCCATACTCAGACATTGTATTTCAAGCAGGAACGAGACGGGACAGTGGGCACCCGGTTTGTACGCAAAGAAACGTCCAATTTCGCGCAGGATGTCACCATTCCCGCACATTCCGTCACTATTCCGCCCCGGCCTTTCATGCGTAATACCATCAAGCGTGAAAAAGACGTCTGGACGCGCGATTTGGGCAAGCTGCTCATGGACGGAATGCCCGTTTCCGAGGCGTTGCGGGAAATCGGCGCGCGCATGGCCGACGATATCGGGAAAACCATCGATAACCAGATGGATATTAAAGACAATGCGCCCTCCACGAAACGACGCAAAGAGCGGCCCGTTTCCGGAGGAGCCAAGAACGAAACCCATACCCCGGGCCCTCTGGTGGATACAGGCTCCCTGCGTGGCTCCATCTGGTACGAGGTGGAAGCATGATGAATCTCCACGCCATGGTGCGCGGGGCCATTCCCGCGCTGCACCCGGACGAAAGCGTCACCCTGCGGCAATCCGTCGGACAGAAGAACGTCCGGGGACGGATCGTGCCGGTGTACGCCCCCGGGCAAACCGTCGCCGCCCAGATACAAAGCCTTGGCAGTGACGATTTGCAGCACACAGAGGCCGTCAACCTGACGCAGCGGGACCGCAAGGCGTACCTTTACGCGCCGGATGCGGCCATGCCTCCCACCGGCATTGTCCGTCCTCTGGCCCGGAACGGGGACATGATGCAGCGGGCCGACGGTTCCTGGTGGCTGGTGACGGCCATGCTGGAGGATTTCACCGCCTCCGGCTGGGTGTGTGTGGGTATCGTGCAGCAGGTGGACGGCCCGGATCTGAGCATCAGTCCCGAACCGCTCGAAAAAGCCCCCCCCGCCGTGGACGACGGAGGGGCCGGAGGGAACATATGACGGCTGTGCTGAAAAGGGCCGCCCCCCGTCGCGAGGGGCGGCCCGCGAGCCCCCTATCCGCGCCCGGACAGTCTGTCGAGTCTGTACCCTGCCTCCAGGGCGTTATAGGCGACGCTCAGGCAGTCCAGCGCTGCGGCGTAGAAGTCATGCCGGGCGTTGTGCGTGAGGCGCTCCATACGGGGCCGGTTCATATTGACCGGTTGCGGATAGCAGAATATGCGCACCGCTTCCCGCGCGGCCAGCATGGAATCCATGATGGAGCGAATCTTTCGCAGCGCGTCCTTGCATCCGGCGTCCATGTCGGCGGGAAACTCGGAACGGAAGGGGAGCGCCTCCGGGGCAACTGTCAAGGATTCCTTGACGGTTGGAGGCAGGGGCATGGGGGCAAGCTCCATCTTCATCAGGTAGTCGATGGCCTCGCTCATGCGCGACTGCGGCAGTTGGGCGTACCGGGCGAGGCGGAAGCGGTTGTTGAACCGGCTCCATATCTTCGGGTACAGCCCCTTGGGCCGCGTATCGGCGGGGATGGCCTCCACCTTGCCCTTGACGATGGCTTGCAGCGTGCACTGCTGGTCGGGGGTGATCGGCGCGTCAGGAGAGGCGGTGGCGAGGACGGAGCGTTCCGCCCTTCCGTTCATCCAGTAGTTCCAGAGGGCATCATCACTCTCGGCCTGATAAAGCTCAATTTTGGGCCGGAGTTCGGGGCGTACCTTTTTGGGATTGATGCTGTTCAGCCATGCCGGGAGTTTGCGTACGGGCATGGAGAGCATTTCACGTTCAACGCCGTCTTGGGCAACCGTAGAGATCATCTCTACAGTCCAGCGTTCCTTGTTGGCCTTGAGTTTTACCGCTTGGCCGCCCCAGTCAAGACCCATGTTTTCCACGATGGGGCGCATGGGAGTGAAGGGCTGATTCTGGTAGTCAATACAGAAGATGGTGTCACCGTGGAAGGGGACGGGGGAAAGCTGGCACATATGGCCTCCGTTTGGTTTTCTGATTCCTTTTGCATTGCCCAAAAGGAAAGGCCGGGAGCTCAGAACCGCCAAACGAACGGCAGGGGCATTGCTGCTACCCTACTCCCGACCAATATGTGCGTGAATATATCACGCCATAGGGCACGAAAAAAGCCATTGACAAGCGCAATGACAACGCCGTTTGGGGAGTTTCTGAGGCTCCGTGCGGCTACCACGCCACAAAATCAGGGAAATGTCAAGCGCGGGGGGGGGCTCTATGAGTGACGTTTTAGGCGCGGTGTACGACTTTCTGACAACCTGCCTTTCCCCGGCCCCGGAACATATCGTGCGCGGTTGGGGAAATCGGGCGGCCCTGCCGGACAGCAACGAATTTGTGGTGCTCACGCTCATCGGGGCGGCCCGGCGCGGTACCAATGTCCGGCAATGGAAGATGCCCGCCGGCAACGCCCCCGGCCTCGATCTGAACCTTGCCATGCTCACCCTGTACGACGTGCAGGTGGACTTCTGCGGTGAGGATGAGGAAGCCGTTTCCCGCTCGGCATCTCAATTCGTCATTCTCGGCCGTGACGCCGTGGCGGTGGACTTCTTCCGGTCTTACGGACTTTCCGCGCTCCATGCCGATGACCCCCGCGCCCTGCCGTTCACCAACGACCAGGACCAGTGGCAGACACGGTACAGCGTGACGCTTCACCTTGCCGGGTGGGCGGATGTCGACGTCAATGTCGATGCGTTCGACAAGGTTCATATCACACTTGAAAATGTGGATGTTCATCATCCCGTTACCCGTTAGGAGTTGAAAACATGCCTATTCCCGCATCACAAATCGTCACCGTCAATCCCCGGCTGCTGACGCCGGGCGGCAACGACCTCGAATTCAACGGACTGCTGCTTTCCGCGTCAGAGCTTATACCTTCGTCTCAACTGGCCCTTCCGTTTCCGGATGCGGACAGCGTGGGGGAGTATTTCGGGCTTGAGTCCTCCGAATATCAGGCCGCGGCCGTTTACTTTCAGGGGTACAACAATTCCTTCACAAAACCCCGCGCCTTCTATGTGGGCCGGCGTGCGGCCGAAGATGCCGCGCCCTTTGTCCGGGGCGGAGCATTCAATGCTCTTCCATCCGTGACCCTGGCCGCATTGAAGGAAGTGCGGGATGGCGGCATGTCTCTGACATTGGGCAGCCATGCGGGCGCGCTGGGCAGTCTGGATTTCTCCGGAGCTTCCGCCCTGTCCGATATCGCACAGATTCTCCAGACCGCGATTCGCGCTGTCTCTGCCGGGGGGGAAGCATGGACGGCAGCCACCGTGACCTATTCCAGCCTGTTTGATGCCTTCACCATCACCGGCGGGGCCGCCGGCGCGGAAGAAGGCGTGGGCTATGCCGCAGCCCCGGCATCCGGCACGGATGTTTCCGCCCTTCTGCTGCTGACGAAGGCCGCCGGAGCGGTGCTTTCCCCGGGGATGGACGCCATGACTCCGGCCGAGAACATGGAGGCCATACTTGACCTGACCGAGAACTTCGTCTGTTTCACCACGGTCACGCAGCCCACGCAGGCCGATGCGCTGGCCTTCGCGCAGTGGGCATCAGGAAAAGGCGTCAACTACCTGTATATCTATTGGGATAATGACCCGGCTCTGCTCCAGGCGGGCAGCACATCCACCATCGCCGCCGCCCTCAGGCAAGCCAACGTGGGCGCTGCCTGCGGCGTCTGGGACAATCTGGCCTGTGCCGCCCTGATTATGGGGACTGCGGCAAGCATCGACTGGAACCGCCGCAACGGCACCATTACCTTTGCCTTCAAGGCACAGGACGGCGTGCCCGCCAACGTGACCAGGGGAACTGATGCAGTCAGTCTGGAAGCGCAGGGCATGAACTTCATGGGCGACTACGCCACGCGCAACGACCAGTTCATTTTCCTGTATCCGGGGCAGATGTTCGGTTCGTGGAAATGGATAGACACCTATCTCAACGCGGTGTGGCTGAACAACGCGCTTCAGGTGGCCTGCATGAACGGCTTTCGGCAGACCCCGCGCGTTCCCTACAATCAGGAAGGGTACACCCTGCTCAAGTCGTGGTGTCTCGACCCCATCAACCGGGCGCTGTATTCCGGTGTCATCGACACGGGAGTCGCCTTGTCCGAATCACAGAAATCCCAGCTTGTACGCGAAGCAGGACGCGATATTTCCAGCGAGCTGAGCAACGACGGCTATGTCCTGCAGATAGGGGGAGATCCGGACGATACCTCCGACGATTCCGGCGAGGCCGCTGCGCGGCAGAGCAGGGAAAGCCCCGAGGCAAGTCTCTGGTACACGTACGGCGGTTCGGTTCACAAACTCGACCTTGCCAGCACCGTACTTGCGTAACCCCCTGTCCTCACAGATGACATAAGGAGAAAATCATGAGCTATCCCCTTGGAGACATTACCAGCGCCAATGCTACCCTGGTGCTGATCGTCGACGGGCTGTTCCCGGCGGGAATACGCCTTCAACAGTTCGCCACGGATCAGAGCTACAGCCAGGATGAACTTGCGATAGCCGAAGATCGCATGGGCGTGGACGGCGGCCTGGTAGCGGGATGGGTGCCCAGCATCAAGCCCGTGACCATCATGCTTGAGGCGTCCAGTCCCAGTTATGCGGCGTTGTCCCAACTGTTCCGCGCCTGCGAGCGCAAACGGGGCATCTATGAATGTTCGCTGATAGCCAGTGTGCCAAGCATCAACAAGACCTTTACCTGGACAGGCGGCGTCCTGAAATCGGGAACTCCGGTGCCGTCCGCCAAAAAGGTGCTGGACCCCACAACGTGGAAATTTGATTTCGCCAACCTCACCATCACCGATGCCGCGGTTTGAAACAAAAAGGCCGCCCCGAAGGACGGCCTCAGAGGTCAGAGGATGAACAGTTTATCCGCGCCCGTATTCGATTACGAGCCTGGCGGTGTTTTCGACCTGTTTCAGGGCGGCATCGAGGAGGACGGAACCCGCGTCCATGCTCTCGTACAGGCACAGGGCAAGCGGGCGGGTCACTCCGCGCAGGGGCGGCAAAGTGTCGCGCAAGGTGAAATACATGCGCCGTTCGCAGTCCATGATTTCCCGAGCATGGGCGCGGATGGTCGCAAGCTGCGCTTCAACCTCGGCAGTGCCGGATGCGGGAGGCAGAGCCGCAGGCGCGGCGGGAAGCGCGTCAATCTTGCCCTGCACGTACTGGATGGCCTCTTTGACCTGTGCCACGGTGAGGGCGTCCACGCTGGTCACTCCGAAATGCGCGTTCACCTGCGCCCGGGCGGCGGCGTAGTGAATCGGGGCCATGCCTACCCAGGTGTTGATGATGGATGTGAGGGCTTTGCGCTCCGGGTCGGTACGGCGCGAGATGGGGGAAGGTTCGGAGGTAGAAGCGGAGCGTTCGGCATTGAGCTTGTCCAGCACGTCCAGCACCCATACCCGGAACGCCTTGGCAACGGGTGTGCGGGCGAACATGGCGAGAAGGTGGCAGCCACGAAGGGAGAAGATGCGACAACGGCCTGCACCCAAATTTCCGGGAACACCATTTTGGTGTTCTGCGACGATTTCAATGACTTGCGTCATGTCCGGCGTAAATTCGTCCGAGTTGCGCTGGTAGAGCCGCGATACAAGTTCTTCGCGGGCATACCCAAGCGCACGGGCCAGTTCCGCCGCGCGAATCCAGAGCGTGTTTTGGTGAGTGACAGGGGAAAAGGTGACGTCGTTGAAGGTCAGGGCCTGTGTCATGTTAAACCTCGTAGGTTTTTCATTGGCCCCTTGCAAAATACAAAAGGCCGGGAGCTGAAAACCGCTACGAGACGGCGGGCATATTTCCCCGAAGGGTGTTTTATTAGCCCACTCCCGACCTTGAATAGTCGTTCTATACACCACGTCCCGCACTTTTTCTATCTTGACAGACAAAAAAAGCCATACTTTCGGGACTGGCATCCGCTCGTAGAGGAGTTTTCAAGCTCCGTGCAGACACCACGCCACAAAATTGAAGAAATGTCAAGGGAGGGGAGAAGATGCAGATAACCGAACTGAAAAGCGGATTTCATCTTGCCACGGGCAACGCCTGTGTCACCCCCGTGGATGAGGAGGGGGTTTTTATCCCGTATTACGGCATTCTGGGGGACTACATGCGGGATGTGCAGGCTTTTCTCAGGAAATATACCGATGATCCGGAAACATGCTTTCCAGGCGCGTTTGCGTTTCGCCATACCTGGGAGGAAGTCGAAGAAGCCAGTCGTCGTGTACGCGAACAAGCAAAAGAAATGGCAGAGGGCCAAGAACATGCGTGATATTGGCCTCCAGCGCCCCGGCATGACCTCCGTAAAGGATAGCCGCAAGTCCGGGCCGTACAGGAACCACGTCCGCGCCGAAGGCCTCTTGCAGGGCCTGCTCCGCGTCTTTGGCAGGAAGTTTGGATTCGTAGGCCACCAGATATGTACACATGGAATGTCCTTTTAGAAAAGCTGAAATGTCAAGGGGATAACAACATGGATGAAGCAAAAGAATACGGACGCGGCATTTATATCGACAACGGATGTTCCGGCGTTACCGTCATCAGCTACGGCGGCGCGTTCATTCCCTATGATGCGTGGGGAGGCGAACGCATGGAAGCGTTGCAAGCCTTTATCAGGAAGTACATTGACGGGGCGGAAGAACGCTATCCAATCTTGTTTGGAGAGCATCCATCATGGCCGAATACTGAACCGCATAATCCGCAGGAACCAGGCACACAAAGAGGAAGTTCACAGGGCAATTGAACACCTGGCGCAAATTGGCCTCCACCGCCTGCGCGTGCAGGCCGTGGGTTAAAAAGAAAAGGCCTGGTTCAATGGTAATGCAGGCAGCGCCAAATAGTTTTTCAGCTGCGACCATACAGCGGGCCATGTCATCGGAAGCTGTGCGGTAAGTCACCAGATATAATGCCATATAGCTCTCTCCGTTTCCGGGCTTAACCGGCACAAACCAAAGAGAATGTCAAGCTGAACAGGAAACAAAAACCCGAAATAGAAAAAAGAAACCCGAAATCGGGTTTTCAGAGGAACTCACCATGCGCAAGGAAAAAAACATTGTCATTGACGACCGGGGCAAGAGCCTGACCTTCAAAATCCGGGAAATGTCCGCTCTCCAGATGGAGGGCTGGATTGCGCGGGCGGGCATTCTGCTGGCGGCTACCGGCATTCTGGACGAGACAAGGGTCGACGTGCGCAACGCGGGCGAGATAGCGGCGGGCGTTGCCCGTGCTGTGGGTGAGTCCGGCATCTCCGCCCTGGGCAGACTCGACTACGACAAGGCCCGCCCTCTGCTGGATGAACTGCTGTCCTGCTGTTCCCGTGTGGATGCGGGTGTGGAGCAGCCGCTGACTCCCGATGTGCTGGAAGGATTTATCGAGGACGTGCGCACCCTGTTCACGCTGCGCAAGGAAGCTCTTGCGCTCAATTTCGGTTTTTTCGCACAAGGCGGCCCGTCCGCCTCCGTCAAAGATGGTCCGGCCCCCCAGCCGGATACGCTGAAACCCAGAATATCAGTCCGCTCACGGCGCTGATTGCGGGGGAGCGGCTGGCGACGCTCAAGGAACTGGAGACGTGGTACAGCTACGAGGATGCCCTGAACATGGCCGAAATCATACAGGTTCGACATTACAATGAGCGGGTGGCCGCTGATGCGGCCCGCAGCGGAAGGTGACGCATGGAAGTTGATTCTCTTGTCGTTTCTCTCGGTCTGGACTCGCAGGATTTCCGGGCGGCGCTGAATCAGGTGCTGGCCATGTTGCACAATCTGGATCAGGGACTGCGGGATTTCGCCCAGGGCTTTGCCGAAGGATGTGAAGATGCTCTGAACGAGGCGCGGCAGTCCGCCAACGGAGCAGCGCGGGAAGTGGGACAAGCCGCACGGGAAGGTCAGAGAATGGGACAGGCGTTCCGACAGGCGGGGGAAACAGGTTCACAGGGGGTGAACCGTCTTGCCGATACCACAGGCCGGGCGGCGCAAAGAGCCAGAGACGCCGGAAACTCCATGCAGAATCTGGGCCGCCGGTGGGGCTCCTTCCTCCAGGGCATTGTCACCCGCTTTGCCGCGCCCATGGCCGGAGCCCTGAGCGTGGGGGCGATGGTGGGCAGCTATCTTTCCGGCGTGTCCCAGGCGGCGCAGATGTATGGCCGCTGGACGCCGCAGATGGAGGAATGGCGCAAAAAGCAGGAACTGCTCTCCCGTGTCAACCGGGAGGACATTGAGCTGTATCGCAAGGGCAAGCTGGCCCTGATGGATTTCCGGTTCGCCATGGCCGGGCTGTCTACTACCATCATGCGCGCATTGTCACCCGCTATCCGCGCAGGGATTGAGCTGCTGCATCAGGTGGCGGACTGGGTACGCCGGAATGAACCCAACATCATCCGCTTTGTCACCGTTCTGGCGGGAACGATAACAGCGGTGCTGCTTCCCGCCTTCGTCAAGCTTGGCGCGGCCATGCTGGCCAACCCTCTCACATGGATCATCGCGGGCATTGTCGCGCTGGCCATCGCCATTGATGATCTGGTGGTCTATATACGAAACGGAATATCGGAATTTGGAGATTTCTGGGCCATTTTCGGCACAGGTGAGGAAATTGCCGAAAGCCTGGGGGCCGCATGGGAATGGCTGAAAGAAACCGGCACAGCCGTATGGGAAACGCTGTCTTCCAGCGCAAAGACATTTTTTGGATTTTTTGAAGGGGCCATTGAACCGCTGAAGCAAATCCTGACAGGTTTCATCGGTTTCATAAAGGCATTGTTCTCCGGCTCATGGAAGGAGGCAGGACAGGAATTACGCAATGTTTTTGTAGGTGTAGTGCAGTATTTTTTTGCGCTGTGGGAAGGCATTATCAATGCCATCAAGGCCGCCATTCAAAAGATATTGGATATGCTCCCGTCATGGGAGGGGATAAAATCCGGCGCATCCAGCTTGTGGGAAGGGGCGAAGGACTTTGCCGGCGGCTTGTTCGGCAAGGATGCCCCAGCGGAATCCGCGCCCACCGGCAAGCCTACGCCGCTTGCCGTCCCGCGGTGGGAATCCGCGCCCACCGGCCTTGCCGACCCCTTGGGACTAGGTGACCTTGGGATGCCTTCACCCGTTCCCCCTTCGGCGGAACTGGCGGCCCTTGCCGTTCCCCCTTCCGTTTCCTCCTCCAGCCGCAACACCGAAATCAGCAGCCAGACGCATATCAACCAACTGAATATGTACACCCAGGCCACGGACGCGGAAGGCATCGTCCGCGACATTCAGGGCGAGCTTGACCGCAACCCGCTGATACCGGGCGTCAACGCCGCCGACGGTGGGGTGTACTGATGTCACAGCTTCTTGTCGCCGCATCCACCCTTGATTCATGGTTCAACAAATCCGGTAACCGCTGGCTTCTGGCCGATGAAAACGGCCTGCCTGTGGTGGCCTTCACCTCCTTTTTGTCGGCAGATATCCGTAACGAGAGCAAAGTCGTTTCCGCGCCGGTGGAGGAAGGAAGTTTCGCCACGTACAACAAGGTGGCAACGCCGCTGGAAGTGAATGTAACGCTGGGCATACAGGGAGATGACTCCACATTGCAGGATGCCCTCGACACGCTGACCACGCTTCAGGCGGGCACACAGCTTGTCAGCCTGGTGACGCCCAATGCGGAATACCCGGACTTGAATCTGGAAGGCTTCAACTACAGCCGCAAGCGGGAGAACGGGCTGGGAGTGCTGTTTGTCGAACTTTCCCTTGTGGAAGTGAAACAGGTGGCGGCACAGTACACCAACGCCGAACTTTCCCCGCGACGCGAACGCGGAAAGGTGCAGACGAAAGAGCGATCCATGGCAACAATTTTTGGCCTATAACAAGGAAGCATATCCTATGCTGGAAATCCCCCTGGAAGCCTGTCAGAACCAGTCCTTCATGGTGACCCTGAATGAACAGGACTGCACCATTGCCCTGTACCAGCGCAACAGCCGTCTTTATCTGGACCTGAGTGTGGAGGGGGCTGTCGTGCGGCAGGGCGCGGTCTGCCTTCCGCAAGTGGGAATTGTGGGAGATGTTCCGGGCTTTGCAGGCGAATTGTTCATGATCGATTTGCGAACGCAGCCGGAAAAACAGCAGCCGCCCCAATGGGAAGGTCTGGGCACACGCTGGAAGCTTTTTTATCTCTTTCCGGAGGAAGTGCTGGTTTTGCGGGAAAACGCCGCACAGGAGGCGCTCGATGGCTGATGCCTCTTTTGTTCCGCGCCTTCTGGAAGTGCATGTCACCCTGCGAGCCGGAGAATTCAGGGAAGGAAGCAACACCAAAATCATGACCGGCATCCCCATCAGGGCACGCATCGAAAAGACCGGCCCGCCGGATTTCAACAAGGCGTCCGTCAGCCTGCGCGGACTGCGGCTGGAAGACATGGACAAGATGTCCACATTGGCCTTTCGGCCCATGTTTCGGGCGCGGGACTTTGTCACCATCTATGCGGGCGACGAGCGTGACGGAATGCACGTTGCCTTTTCCGGAGAAATCACCAATGCCGCCGCGGATTTCAACGCCTCTCCCGATGTGGCGTTCAAAATCGAGGCCATGACGGGATATTTCGGCAACATCACCCCGGCGGGGCCGACGGCGATTCAGGGCGCGCAGCCTGTGGCGGATTTCATTGCCATGCAGGCAAAGGCCATGGGGTACGAATTTCGCAATGAGGGGGTGACCGCGCGGATTTCCAATGCCGTGTTCAACGGTTCGCCCATGGCTCAGGCGCGGTCAGCCGCAAGGCAGGCAGGCATTGAGCTGCTGCTGGATGACGGAGTTCTGACCATTTGCCCGCGCGGAGGTGAAGGAAAACAGGGGAATGCCGTGCTGCTCAACAAGTCTACAGGTCTTCTGGGCTACCCCGTTCTTTCCAGCGAAGGCGTGGAAGTGAAGAGCCTGTATAATCCGGCGTTTCGGCTCGGCAAGCTGATACGGCTTGAAAGCATCGTGCCCAGGGCATCGGGGACATGGCGCATCATCAAACTGGCGCACGAACTGGAGGCATTCAATCCCTCGGGCGGCCCGTGGCAGAGTACCATGACCACTTTCTATCCGGCCATGAGCGGAGCGGGGGGGAAGATATGAGTCTT